TTGATGGCTGGCGAGCGGGCTGCGCTGTTTGCCACCGATCCGCCCTATCTCGTGGATTATGACGGCACCAATCATCCGACGAAAAAGAACGCCTCGGCGCGGGCGAAGAAAATCGCCAACAAGGACTGGGGCGACGATTATATCGAGCAGCCGCACTGGGATGATTCCTCACAAGGCCCGCAGTTCTACGAAGCCTTCTGCCGGACGGCGATCGAGCATGCCATTGCCGAGGATGTGGCATGGTATTGCTGGCACGCCTCGCGCCGCCAACGCATGCTGGAAACGGTCTGGGATCAGTTCGATGTGCTGCATCACCAGCAGATCATTTGGGCCAAATCGCGCCCGGTGCTGACGCGCTCGGTGATGCTGTGGGCGCATGAGCCGTGCCTGTTCGGATGGCGTCGCGGCAAGAAGCCCCGCATCAACCGCGAGGGGTTCGAGAGCTGGCCGACCACGGTGTGGAACATCCCGTCCTCGGAAATCGAGACCCGAGAGCATCCGACCTCGAAACCGGTGCGGGTGTTCACGCTGCCGATGCAGCTGCACACAAGACCGGGCGACATCTGCTACGAGCCGTTCTCCGGTTCGGGCTCACAGCTGATCGCCGGCGAGAAGACCGGCCGCCGCGTCTATGGTCTCGAACTGTCGGAGGCCTTCTGCGATGTGGTCGTCAATCGCTGGCAGGCATTCACCGGCAAGGCGGCCACGCTCGATGGCGACGGCCGCCGTTTTGATGAGATTGCCGCCGATCGAGTGCCTGATGCCGGGACCGCGACCAGGGATGCGGCAGCGGCATGAAGCAATCCCGCACCATGTCTCTGGTGGAGGCCTTCGCCAATGTCGCCGTCGGCTATGGCATCGCCGTGGTGACACAGATGCTGGTGTTTCCGCTGTTCGGATTGTCCACCACGCTCACCGACAACATGGCCATGGGCGCGATCTTCACCGTGGTGTCGATCGCGCGCAGTTTTACATTGCGGCGGATGTTCGAGGCCATCCGGATGCGGCGCGCCGACGAGGCAAGCGCCGCCCCTTCGGGGCGACGGCCGTGACAGGATGAGAGCTGCGGCGTCAGGCTGCAGGCAACCGGTAGACCCGCCCACGTCCTTCGACCTTCTCGGAACTGACCTCGAGACCAAGCTTCTTCTTCAGCGCACCGGCCATTGCACCGCGCACCGTGTGCGACTGCCAGCCGGTCGCGGCCATGATCTCTTCGATGGTCGCGCCGTCGGGCGCCTGCAGCATGGCGATCAACGTTGCCTGCTTGGTGCCTTCGCGTGGCGTCCGCGCCTTCGCGCCAGCGGGCGCCGTGGGCGCGCTGGCGTTCGGGGTGGCGTCATGGTCCGCACCTTCGGCAGGCGCGCCCGTGTCGCCACCCATGGCGGAACGTGGCGCGACCGGGTTTGGCACCTCGTCAGGCGCGATACCGATGGCGGCAAACCCGGCGTCGGTGATGATCAGCGTGGTGCCGTGGCCGTCGCCGGTCTCGCGCCAGACCGGGTCGCTCAGATGCGGCTGGAAGGCGATGCGCCGCGCCTCGACCTCTTCGAGCAGGCCCTTGGCGATCATGGTGTCGACCACCCTGGTGGCGGCACCGCCTTTCAGGTTGGCCGGCAGCGGCAGGGCGATGCGGTCCTCGCGCTGGGCGGCGGCGTTCAGGATGATGAGTTGGGTGTCGGAAAGCTGAGCCATTGTGGCCTCCGTTTGCGGGCGCGCCCATCGCGGCCCTTCTACGACCCCAAGCCCGCCTTGCGGCGGGCAGGCTTCGGAGAGGTTGGCGCTACTCGGCATATTCGCCTTCGCGGAACGCCATGTCGGTGATCTCGCGCAGCTTGTTGCGGTAGTGCTCGAGCGTGCCGACATGGCCCCAGTCGATCTCGTCGGGGTCGGTGTCGAAATGCTCCGCGCTGAGCGCCGACAGGCGTTCGAGCATGGCGTCGATCTCGAACTTCGCGGCGAGGAAGGCGTCGATGGCTGTGGCTCGGGTCTTGGACTGGTTGCTGTTCGTCATGGCTGTTTCCTTCATCCTGGCAATCACAGTCATGCTCTGAACGACGAGATCATCAACCGGATAAGACGATCATTTTGTTGCTGTTTTTGACGCCGGCGCCGCTGCAACGCTGGCGCAGGGAGTTTTGACATGGCGGGACGCAAGCCGCTGCCGACACATCTGAAGCTGGTGAAGGGCACGGCCCGTCCGCATCGCCTGAACAAGGCCGAGCCGAAGCCTGTGGTGGCAACGCCCGAGCCGCCGGATCACCTCGACGAGGCAGCCAGCGACAAGTTCACGGAGATGGCAGAGTTGCTGGCCCGCCACGGCGTGATGACGGAATTGGATACCGGCGCGCTCGCCCGCTACGTCGTGATCTGGCGGCGCTGGCTGGATGCGGAAGCTGAAGTGAAACGCCGTGGGCCGGTGGTGAAGACGTCGAACGACAACATCATCCAGAACCCGTTCCTGGCCGTCGCCAACAAATGCCTGGCGCAGATGGCGCAGATCGAAAGTGAGTTCGGGCTGACGCCATCCAGTCGCTCGCGCATCCGCATGGCCGAGCCGGCCGAGACCGCCGACCCATTCGAGGACTTTTTGACCCGTGGTAGAAAAGCGTAAATCCGGATCGGCGAGGAAAGCGCCGTCCTGTCCGGTCGAGGCGTACGCGCGCGCTGTCGCCAGCAGCAAGATTGTTGCCGGGCGCCTGGTGCGGCTTGCCTGCGAGCGTCATCTCGCCGATCTAAAGATGGGCGCCAAGCGCGGCCTGGTCTGGGATGGCGCTGCGGCACGCCATGCGATCGACTTCTTCGGTCATCTCCGCCATTCGACCGGCGAATGGGCCGGCGAGCCGTTCGCGCTGCAGCCCTGGCAGCAGTTCGTCGTCGGTTCGCTCTATGGCTGGAAGCGAAAGAATGGGCTGCGCCGTTTCCGTACAGCTTACGTCGAGGTGGCGAGGAAGAACGGCAAGTCGGTGCTGCTGGCCGGCACGGCGCTTTATGCCTTGATTGCCGATGGCGAGCCCGGCGCGCATGTCTATTCGGCGGCAACGACACGGGATCAGGCGAGGATCGTCTTTGGCGAGGCCGAGCGCATGGTGGCGGCAAGCAGCGCCCTGCAGGCAAGGATCACCAGGACGGTGAACAATCTGGCGGTGCTGCCAACCTCGTCCTGGTTCCGGCCGTTGTCAGCGGATGCCACCAAGATGGACGGCCTGAACATTCATTTTGCCGCCGTCGACGAGGTGCATGAACATCCTGGACCCGAGATCATCCAGAAGCTCAACACCGCGACGGGTGCTCGGCGGCAGCCACTGATCTTCGAGATCACCACGGCGGGTTATGATCGCCATTCCGTTTGTCGCCAGCATCATGAGTTCTCGGTCAAGGCGCTGGAGGGCACGGTGCCGACAGACTCGTCCGACAGCTGGTTCGGCTATATCGCCACCATCGACGACGGCGACGATTGGACTAACCCCGCCGTCTGGGTGAAGGCAAACCCGAGCCTCGGCGTCACCGTCAAGGTCGACGATCTCAAGCGCCAGATCGACGAAGCAAAAGAAATGCCGGCGCAGCAGAACGCGATCCGCCGGCTGAGATTGAACGAATGGACCGAACAGGTCACGCGCTGGCTCGACATGGCGGTGTGGGAAGAAGGTGGCCTGCCAGCCGCCGCCGACTGGCGCATCGTCAAACACGAGCTGGAGGAACTGGAAAGCAAGCTGCTCGGCCGCGAATGCTATGGCGGGCTTGATCTTGCCCGCGTCAATGATCTGTCGGCCTTCGTGCTGTTGTTTCCGCCGACGCTGGACGACGATCTCGGCATGCTTGCCGACAAATGGATTGTGCTCAGCCGCTTCTTTATCCCGGAGGACGACATCCTGCGTCGCGTTCGCCGCGACCGCGTGCCCTATGATGTCTGGCGTGATCAGGGATTCTTGACCGCCACGCCCGGCAACGCCACCGACTTCGCCTTCATCGAGAAAGAAATCCTCGAACTGGCGTCCCGTTACGATCTGCGCGAGCTGTCTTATGACCGAACCTTTGCTGGGGAAATCGTCCAGCACCTTCAGGATGAAGGGCTGGCTCTCGTCCAGTTCGGCCAGGGGTTTTTGAGCATGGCCGCGCCGACGGCGGAACTGGAGCGGCTGTCGGTGTCACGCTCGCTCTGGCATGGCGGCCATCCAGTGTTGCGCTGGAACGCTTCCAACGTCGCCGTGCGTCATGATCCGGCCGGTAATATCAAGCCCGACAAGGAGCGATCGAGCGAACGCATCGACGGCATTGTCGCGATCTGCAACGCGCTCGGCCGGGCAGTAGCCCGAGACGTCAATGCCGGCCGCTCGGTCTATGAGGTTCTGGCGCGTCGGCGCGCGCAGGCTGCTCAAGCCAGCGCGGCATAGGCGCAAGTAGGCGCGCGAGAGGTTTCTGTACATGCTGGAGATTTTCAGCCGCCTTGCGGAACGTATCCGCGCGGCGCGACGGACAAGTGAGCCGCTGACGAGGCCAAGCGATCCGCGGGTTCGCCCTGTGGTCCGCACGGTCGCTGGCGTCAATATCACGCCTGACACGGCGATCACGGTCCCGGCTGTCTGGGCTTGCCTGCGCTACCTCTCGCAGACGGTGGCGATGCTGCCGTGGCGCGTGATGCAGGAAACGCCGAGCGGTGGCGTGCTGGCCCCGTCGCATCGGGTTGACTGGCTGATCCGCAAGCGGCCGGCCCCGGAGTGGTCGTCGTTTCAGTGGCGCGAGACGCTGACCCATTGGGCGCTCCGCTGGGGCAACGGATACGCAGAGATCGAGCG